ATGAAGCTGAGTGACCTCTTTGAGGATGACGCATTTCCCGATGAGGCGCCACTGGTCCTCACGCTCATCAACAACCTGCTGAAGAAGGGCACTGAGGTCCGCGTCTACTATCGTGGTGATGGTGGATCAATGGTAAACCTGGAGTGGGATCCACCTGCACAGCATGGCGGCAATGGTGCTACATCCTTCAAGCTCGAAGATGGTCGCTATATGACCATTAGAGATGACAACCTTGATAAGCTGAAGCTCATCAAGTCACGTAGATCTTCATTCAGTGGCGTGAACATGTTTACACTGCGTGCGCCGAATGTTGATGAAGGTCGGACTGGCATGGGGTCTGAGCAGCATCGAAGCACCGTGGTCAGAGAGACCATGGCATGGATCAACATGGTGGATCTTGAGTTCAAGGATCTTATCAAGGGCGCGGGCTGGCGTCTAAGCAAGGCACCAACAGCCGGACTTGACGGCGGCTACTTCGGTGGCACGCTACAGGCTACCGCATCATCGAAGCGGGCGCTAATATCCCTGCACGAGCAGCGTGAAATGATGATGAAGCTCATCATCAAGAAGCTGCTGCACTACGTCAAGGAAGGTCACCGTGTCTCAGCTACGCCCTATGCCACTCATGCCATGGCCAAGCGCCATCTGACCACCAAGGACACAGTCGCAGATGTACTTGACATGGTAGAGGACCAAGGCTCCTTCATCAGCATGGATGGTGCAAAGTTCGACATGTACTGGCACATCAGCCTGCCGCAAGGTATTCGAGACCGCTATGAAGCTGCTACTCGCAAGCTGATGGGAGACAGCGATGAAGATTGAAGACCTCTTCGAAGCCAAGAAGCCATCACCCGACTGGGCACAGAAGGAGCAGGCAGAGTTTGCCACCTTCGTCAAGCAGTTTGGCATGCAGCTGATGACACGTAAGGTAGAGCACCGCGCGCCAGACCAGTGGATGATTGGTGGTGACATCAAAGACACCGACAAGAGCCAGCACATCTCTCTGCCTATCGAGATGCGCTTCAAGGCACTGAAGAAGGGTCTGTCTCACTACCTGCTTGACAAGGCCAAGGACGCCTACCCTAACCGCTACGTGAAGCTCATCAGCAACCCGCGGGGCTGGCGCACATCGCCCCACTACATTCAGCATGATGACAGTCCTATCCAGGTGGAGCGCATCGTCGATGATGTCGTGCACCAAGACAGATACCGCGATCAGAGCTTAAAGCTCGGTCAGTGGACCACCTACGTCCACTGGTCCATCTCGGAGCCAAAGTCATGAAGCTCAGTGAGGTAGCCTACATTCCCTTCGCCGCTCGTGAATTCAAGTCTGAGCACTCGAAGTGGATCAAGCAGCTTGCTAAGGACCTTGACCTTGGTCTCATGACTGGGTCAACCGTAAACGTCAATATGCCATACCGTCAAGAGGGTGGTTGCTGGTTTGGCGGCACTCTCGTCTTTGCAGGCGGGGTGGTGGCTGAAGAGAAGCGCCGGAAGGGTATCTGCCTTCCCTTCGAGAAGCGCGTTGAGCAGTGGCTGAAGGCGGTCTGCAAGGTGCTTGAGCAGAAGCGTGCTGAGGACTACGCCATCTACATCAACGAGCAGCCAACCTGGTCTACCAACACCCTTCGTGCACTCAGCCTAAAGCAGGACAACTACACTGAGATGAGGGTCATGGCCAAGGTCAAGGACCCAATGACTAACCCACGCGACTCCTATCCACGCATCTGCTGGTGGGTCAAGGATGAGCCGGGCAAGGACAACTACTGATGAAGCTGAGTGAGATCGCGCTACCTGCTACTGCTGAAGGTATGGCGGCCTTCGGCAAGGTCATGACTGATGCTGCTCGCAAGTTGGCAGCCCATCATGGCATCACCATCGATGGTGGTGCTACCCACAAAATCGGCTATCTTGATGGCGGCAATGCCAGACTTCCACTGGCACGCAAGGAATTCATCCTGGATGGTGGCTACCTTCGCCCACTTGGTGGCATCAACGGTGAAAAGAAGCAGACTGAGCCTTTCGAGAAGCGCGTCAAGGACTTCCTGATAACCCTGCACAAGGGTCTTCAGAAACATCAAGTGCAGGCCATCAATGATAGCCTCGGTCTTGATTTCCACATCTACGTGGGCACGGTGCGGACACAGGACGGCCGTGGTCTGAAGCGCGCTGATGAGACAACTCCCTCTGATTGGTTTGACATGCTGACCTTCGACAAGGACCATCGCGACCTCCCCGAGGTCCATGCAACCTGGATGGTCGCCAAGTAACTGGCACCAACTCACAGTAAATAGAATTGTGTCTTACAGGACACATAGCGGGGGTTAATTTTTGGACCTTTTGCCCCGTGGGTTCGTTAAATGGAGAAATCATGATGTACGAAAATAAGATGGCCGTCGCCATTCTGGCCAATGGTCGTGTCCTTCGCGAAGTCAAGGACACTGTCTACATGCCCTTCGGGCAAGACTACGTAATCCGTTTCAAGAACATGAACAGCCTTCGGGCCCTCGTTCGTGTCTCTGTAGACGGTCAAGACGCTACTGAAGGCACCAGCCTCATCGTGCCAGCCAACGGCACCGTCGACCTGGAGCGCTTCCTCAAGGCAAGCAACCTCGAACAGGGTCACAAGTTCAAGTTCATAGAGAGAACTGCCAAGATTGAAGATGGCCCACGTGGCATCAAGGTCGAGGACGGTCTGATCCGCGTTGAGTTTGAGTTCGAGAAGCAGCACGCCAAGATTGAGGACGTCTACACGCGTCAGCACTTCATCAACGACTACTGGCATCGTCCGATCTACCGTAGCACGCCAATCTATGGTGATGTGTGGTGCTCTACTGAGTTGAAGAGCGTTGCTGGCACCGCTGCAACGCTTAGCAGCAACTCATCAACCGCATCGCTCAGCAGTGAAGCAAGTGGCACAGCAACTACCCAGCAAGCTACCTTCAACATGGCCAACATGAAGGCCATGGCAGCATCAGTTTCCCCCGAGGCCCAGGCTACGGTCAACAACGCCTTCGTGCCTGATCAGGCGCTTGTCGGCATCACTGTGCCAGGCGCGATCTCGGAGCAGAAGTTCACGACTGGCGCTTGGTTTGCCGTTGATGGGCAGAAACACGTCATGATCCTGAAGCTGATGGGGACCTATGGTGATGTGGCGGTTGAAGAGCCAGTCACTGTCAAGACCAAGATCGAGTGCCCAACCTGTGGCACGAAGAGCCAGCCAGGCGTGAAGTTCTGCGGTGAATGTGGCACGTCGCTCGTGACCCTTTGACCATGCATAAATAGCCCTATCGCATCAGATAGGAGCTACATATGCTAGAGCTACTCAAGAAGATCGGCGTCCCAGCAACGATCTCTGCAATCATCGCAGCCTTGGTGACAATGGTCCCCATCCTCTTCAAGGTGGATGAGCGCTACGCCAAGGCTGATGATATGCATGCAGCCGTCGCCAAGCTTGACAAGGACAACGATGAGCTGCGTCATGAACTGGCGCAGGCCGTCGGTTTCCAGCAGGCCATGGTAGCCCTGATCCAGTTAGAGAAGACACCCCGTGTCTCCTTTGACGGTACGGGTGGTTACCACATGCTGCTGACAGCTGGTGACATGTCGACCATGGGTACCATGCTGCGGGTTGCCGCCCCTCCCGCCGCCCCTCCCGCCGCCCCAGCCAGTGCAGCATCTGCTCCTCAGCGTCGGGATATCGAGCGTCCCAGAAGCTGGATGGAGCTGAATGAGGCCATCGCCCGCCAACAGCAACGGCTGGCAAAGTAGTGTACTTCTGGTCCATGGCGTGATATAATGCATCATGGACCACACCAAATACCCACGCACCTGGCACCTACCCTTCAGCCCTGGTGCCACGTCTGATGACAAGACCCTGTCGAGCTGTGAGCAGTTCGAAGGTGAGGATGTTGTCATCACAGTGAAGATGGACGGTGAGAACACCACCGGCTATCAATCAGGATACCTGCACGCTCGGTCCCTTGACAGCCGAGGCGGTGAAGATCGGGACTGGGTGAAGCAGTTCTGGGCAGAACGTGCCCACCTTCTGCCAGCCGGCTATCGTGTCTGTGGTGAGAACCTCTGGGCCCAGCACAGCATCCACTACGATGCACTGCCATCCTACTTCCTCGGCTTCAGCATCTGGAATGAGCAGAATGTCTGCCTCTCCTGGGCTGACACCGTCGAGTGGTTCGAGCTGCTCGATGTCAAGCCAGTTGAAGTGCTCTACCAAGGTACCTTCTCTGAAGAGGCGCTGCGGTATGCATCGGCCGCCTGTAAAGAACTGTGGCAGCACCGTGAAGGCTACGTGGTTCGGCTTGCCCGGGAGTTCAAGTACGATGACTTCAAAACAAGTGTGGCCAAGTATGTTCGTGCAGGGCACGTGACGACAGATACACACTGGCGGCACAGCGCCATCAAGCCCAACGGTCTGGCACTCGGGTCTAAATAGGGCATCACCCTGGAGCCCCAAATGGAAGACCGCCGCTTTGCCGACCATCCTTTCTACTACCACGAAAAGGTTCTTCCACTTGGGCTTCAGGCCCTCTTCAACTGCAAGGATGACGCAGCACTCCATGCCCTGATCCTCGATCTGGCTGGCAGGCTGACTGCTGAGAACTTTGACGTGGTGGGCAAGCAGCTGTTGGGAGCGCTGGCACTTCATGACAACCTGCTGGGTGGTCGCACTGTCATCATGATTGGTGACATCGTCAACTTCTAACCATGTGAATGAACTCACTAACTGGAGACTGTCATGTATCTATTTGCACACCGCTACCAAATTCATCGTCATACTGCGATATTTACCACGATATTCATGCTGCTCATGCTGGTGCCCCCGCTCATCTTTCAAACTGTAACGTATGTAAAGACACGTGATGCACTGGTGGCGCGCGATGCATTTCAGACAGCAGAAATAGAGCGGCTTGCCAATGCCCAGATCCGTCTCTTAGACCTATTGGAAACTGAGCATGACATAACAACTCCCAAGTCTAAGGAAGCACTTGACAACATTCGCGCAGCGCTGATACAGCAGAAACAACGCCTGCACGATTAAAACTTCAAATGCTCCTGCAAGAGATCTCTGTCAGTCGAGAAAGTCTCCTCCGCACAGCCGCGGAGGAGATTGGCTACAACCCATCGCTGACCACTCTTGCGCCCTACGGCAACGAGATCATGGATGCAGCCATCGCCTTCATGAAGGACTGGTGCCAAGACGACAGCAAGGTCTCACTCCAGCGCAGGTCTTCATATCCCTACAACCTGCGCCAGTTGTGGAATGCGCATGAGATCTACAAGACCGCACACGCACTGGCATCGAGGTATTGGACAACTCCGATAGTCCGACATCTTGACAGGTATGGCTTTAGCCAGCTACCATCCATCAAGGGCTGGTATGAGATGGATCGCTACACCGGCAAGGTGCCACGACGCCAGATCCGCACCTACGCTTCGAAGCTGAGCTCGGCTATCGAGTACATCGACCTACTTCGGTCTGCAGCCCAAGGCGTCTTCGGCCAGGACCCCTACCATCTGTCGGTTGCCAAGGCAACCCTCAAGAAGCTGGGTGTCCCATGCGACTGATTGAGGTTGCACAGGACGAACTGTCTATTCTGGTGGATGCATGGGCACACATCCACCATGAGAACCATGAGCGCTTTCCGCTGCAGCTCATCAAAGGCGTAGATCGAGAGAAGTCCTACGAGGTTGCGAAGCTACTCTACATCAAGGCGCACGAGAAGCACAACTTCGAGGATGAACTTGGTGCCCTTCGGGCCATGACAGCAACCAAAAACATCAGCATGGAACGAGTTCGCTCATATACGCGAACGCTTCGCTGGACAGGTTTCTGCGACATCTACCCGATCAACTGGCTTGACATGACCGCGGCAAGTCGCGATCTAGAGGAGTTCAAGAGGGCTCGGCCTGCTGCCATGAAGATCATCGCGAATGCACAGCGCATCTTTGCAGGCCTACGGCGGATCAACATGATTGCGACTGACTACAAATCGATGATCACCATGCCTGACCTGGATGAGCTGGATGCAGCCGTTTGTAAGGCTGCCATGAAGAAGCTCGGTCTCCCAATCGGCGACATCAATGTCTAACCAGACATAAATAGGTGAACTGACTATGCGCACCTATGAAGCTTTCCCAACTCTTTGAAGCACCTGCCGATCCTCGCAATCTCCTAAGAGATGTAGCGCAGGAGTTGGGGCTGTCAAATCCAGCCTTCTACGACATCGATGACGACACCACTAACGCAGCCGAGGTTCGGGTAGGCATTGATCTGTATCGACTACATCAAGATACTGAAGGCTCTGCAGATATCAGCGGTAGATTAAAGGCAATCCATCAGCTGGCAAATCAAGCCAAGTTTCCTGACAACAGTGGTCCCGAAGCCCTCGAATACTTTGATGGTCAAGACCTTGGTAAGCTACCTCACGTAGCGGCCTTTCATCAAGCGCTCGTGACGCTTAGCAAGGTAGCCGACAAGGTTCGTGAGAGCGTAGACACCTGCTTCAAGGTCTACTTTCTACTTGGTGCCATCAACACTGCAGCGATCACGACGGTGTCATCAAAGTATGACGCTGATGAGTTGAAGTATCGTAGCTCCATTGCACGTGCGTGCCTGAAGCAGCTTGGCATCACGCCGAAGGATCTCTGATGCAGCTACAGCAGCTCTTCGAGAAGGTCAGCCAGGTCTTTACAGCCACCTACGCGCATGCCAAGTTTACCTACACCTTCGTGCTTCGTAAGGTTGGAGAGGACGGCGCCAATCGGCCTGTCTACGTAGGTGACTGCATCGTACACGATGAGAGCGATGGCAGGGACAACGCGATGAAGGTTGCCGTTGTGATGCGGCCCAATGGCACGCTCTACGCAGCGCACTACGCTGAGAAGATGACAGATGCCGTGGCTGCTGCTGGTCTTGCCATCTCAACGCAGCGCAAGGCCTATGGCATCGGCCATAGAAACAACTCTGAAAACTGGACGACCTATCGTCAAGACGAAATCACGGTGGATGGATATGATGCTTCGATTGACTGAGTTTCTCAAACTTCTGGAAGCCCAAGGCATCGAGTGGCAGACCATTCACAACATGGCCGGCAAGCCAAAGCGCTTCAAGAAGATTGATGGAGACTGGGAGAGCCCATCTCAGGCACGTGCCTGGATGAAGAGCCATGACATCCCCGAGCCTGCAGTCCGCACCTCACCAGCGCGCCTTGCAAAGGCTGTGGCCAAGTATCCGACCGCTGGCAAGCACCTTGCACTGCAGTGGCTGAAGGACGATGAGGAGCAGGAGAAGCTTGAGAAGCAGATTGCACGTGACAAGAAGCGCAGTCACCCAACGCCACGTGAGATCTGGGACGAAGTAGAGACTGCTATCGGCAACTCCTTCCCAGATGGCGACCCTATTGATGCACTCCACCCTTGGATGGAGAAGCATGAGGTCACGATGGATGAGGTCAACGCTGCAGTCAAGCAGAATGTCATGGGGCGCGGCAAGGGCAAGAAGAACTATGGCATGTATTACTACCTCGCCGACATGTGGGATGACATGTCTCGTGATCAACTGCATGATGCCAAGAATGGCCACTATGGTGAGCACTATGATGATCAGTGGTTTGCGCAGGGTAATCCATGGAGATCTCGATGAGATTGAAGGACTTCCTTGCTGAGAACGACGGCTCAAAGCTGCAGCAACTGAAGCTGGCTTGCAGGGAGCTGGGCATCACACTGAAGATGCCTTCCAGCGCCTACACTCATGATGAGATGGTCGATAGAGTGGTGAGAGCAATGAATGCCGCCTTCAAAAAAGATGGCATGGCAGGCATCTACCGCCTCTCCTCTGCACTTCTTAACATCAAGTCACTTGATATTCCAAAGAACTCCTCTTGGTATCCACTCGCCTCAGTGCAGACAGATGCACCTGACACCATGTGGTCAACAGACCTACTGCAACCACTGGTGCAGGCCTACTCCATCATCAACGCACATGCATCAGAGGTGCGGGATGCTGCAAAGATCTACCAAGGCGCCCTCGACGCGCTGCTGACCATCATGAAGGTGGCCAATGGCACCATCGGTGATGCTGAGAAGGAAAACGCTGCCTATCGCGTCTCCATTGCCAAGGCCAACCTCAAATCACTAGGACTGCGTTTTGAAGCTAACTGACATCAGCGCTACTCCCGCAAGCAAGACAGCTACCAGCAAGCTGGGCAAGCAGACGTCTATGGTCACGGTTGCCGCAGGCAAGAAGCCGCGCCTCGAGCTCGGCGTCATCGGCCTCTCTATCGGCCAGACGCAGTCAACTGGCTCTACCTCCCGTGTCAATGAGGCTCAACTCTCAGGGCTGGAGATACTTGAGCTCATCGACCACGTTGGTGAGATGCTTCGAGAGAATGGTGAAGGCTTTCGGGTCCGCTTTGAGCACCGCTATGGTGAGCAGATGGAGTTTAGCAAGGAGCACGCTGCACTCGATGCCATCAAGATCGCTCGAATGGGTGACAAAGGCATGCGGGCCAACGCTGCCCTGCAGAAGATTGGCATGTTTGAGCACGACGGTAACCTTCGGCAGGTAGCTGAGATGGCGGTGAAGATGCAGGAGGAAGAGATCTCCTTCGAGCCACCTATCATGGAGGCCTTCGCAATGGCAGCACGCCTACACGATCAATCCAGCAAGCTGTATGCCTACTCCAGCAATGTTAGCAAGATTGTCAACTTCCTCAGTGAGCTGACAGATCTGAAGCCAGCAGACAAGACCTACCCGTTTGCCATGGCTGCGCTCAAGAGATTGGGACTACGATGAGATTTAAGGACTTTGTCACTGAGGCACCGAAAGCTCCAAAGCCCCCGCTCCCTGAAGGCATCAAGCTTATACAGCTGCTGATGGTTGAAATACACGGTGGTGACGGTGGCAACTACAAGCTGAAGCTGCAGCCAACCCAACAGCAAGAAGCTCTCGATGAAGCTGTCCGCATCATGCGCCGCGTTATGGCTGGAGCTGACGGCCCACTGATAAAGGGCATCCTATGGCAGATATCTAATGACCTAAAGGTACTCCGCAAATCACTGCTACCGTTTCCTACCCATGAAAGTCACATGGATGAGGCGGGTGTATGGATTGAAAACAAGGAGGTTGCCCGCACACTTCAAATTGTTGCAGGTATTCAGCAGGAAGTCGTCAAGAGCCATGTCTACATGGAAAACCTCTACGAGCTCCTCTTCGTTCTCGAGTATGTGTATCGTCTCATCGAGGGCCAACCCGTCGGCAACGGCAACGGTAGTCTCGATGCCGCTGGACTAACCTTCGCCAAGGCTACTTTCAAGAAGCTCGGGATCCTCTGACGGTTACAACCTGCGCGTGGTTACACTTCTGTCAACACGAAACCCGCCGGAAGACTACAATAGCTTTATCGGTTGAGAGCAAGCAATAAAGCTCAAGACCGACAGATTGTATCTGTCCTGACTTTGGTTACACTTCTTCTGTGTACAACGTCTCCAGACAGTGTATAATTGCTCTATCAACCTACGGAAGACTTGATGCAAATCGAGCTTTCCGTATAAATACCTTCACGAAATTCATCCTCACGGAGAACATGGAAATGAGAACCTCGGCTATCAATCGCAAACACAGCATGTTCTGGCAGCAACGCCAGAATAATGTCGTGACGCGATTTGAACGCCATGAGATTGATACATCCACCCTGGTCTTCGGGGAGACAAAAGCCTAAACAGCTTAAGTCAAGCAACCAAAGACCAGGGTCCAAACGAAAGTTTGGACCCTGGTTTGTTTTTGGAAGCAGAACAAGCCGCTTGAAAGTCCAGCGGGATACAAACAGGATGACCGCTTTGAATCAGCCGAGTACTCTTCAGGCTGCCGAGTGCGAGAAAGGGATGGCATATTTTTGAAGCCATCGAGCCCGTGTATTCGGATCCTCGATGGGTTCATTTTCAAGCGACTCTCCTGGACTGCGATGTCGTGAGCGCTTGAAAATGAATATGGATTGCTGGTGTAGTGGTAGCACAAGGGCCTCCAAAGCCTTTAGTCGGGGTTCGATTCCCTGGTGATCCGCCAAATTCTGATGGGGGTTAGTTAAATGGCATAACCACGGGTTTTGATCCCGTTGTCGTAGGTTCGATTCCTACACCCTCTGCCAATATAATGGGCGTACCTTCTGGGAGAAGGCTCCGGCAGATCACCTGTCGACCCGATCGGTTCGATTCCGATCACGTCCACCAAGATTTATGGGGCTTGAGCAAGTCTGGTGATTGCGCGGCGCTGAAGACGCTGAGAACACGGTTCGATTCCGTGAGGCCCCACCAAGAACAATTCCAGAGTGACCGGAGTGGTAATCGGTCTCCGCTGTTAACGGAGCATGGGAGCAATCCCTACGTAGGTTCGATCCCTACCTCTGGAGCCAATTCAATACCACCGTCTGTGGACAGACTCTGACGCTACGAACGTCGGTTGTGGAGGTTCGAATCCTCTCGGTGGTTCCAAACAATCTCACCGTAGCTCAGCTGGAAGAGCGCATCCCTCCGAAGGATGAGGTCAGCAGTTCGAGCCTGCTCGGTGGGTCCAAGATCATTGCCCGTGTAGCTCAATGGTAGAGCGCTGTGTTGACATCGCAGATAAGAAGGTCCGATTCCTTCCGTGGGTACCAAACAATGCACCGCGAACTCGAGTGGCAGAGTACCTCCCTCTTAAGGAGACTTGTCAGGGTTCAAGTCCCTGGCGGTGCACCAAACAATGCCCTTCTAGTACATTGGTAGTACGTACCCCTGGTATGGGTAAAAAGACAGTTCGATTCTGTCGTAGGGCACCAAGACAATCTCAACCGCTTCGCGACCTGACGGTTATCCTTTCACGATTCCCCCGTCAAACTGCACGCTCGCAAGAGCATTTGTTGAGATCTAACAATGTCCCCCGATGACTGCTGGTAACGGTCAGTAGGCTTTCAACCTGCCGCCTTAGGGCTGGAGTTCGATTCTCCCGGGGGACGCCAAACAATGGCTCCATAGTATATGGGTATCATCCGACGCTGTCTACGTTGGGAAGCGAGTTCGAGTCTCGCTGGAGCCGCCAGACAATGGGACGTTTTTGCGATTACTCAGCAGATTGGTACTAAATCGCGTGATACGAGGTTCGATTCCCCGTACGTTCCACCAGAACAATGGAGTTAGTCGTCCAACGGTAGGACACTCGGGGTTTGCCTGAGAGATGTTGGGTTCGATTCCCGCCTGACTCCCCTCCCCAACCTAAATTGATATGCGATAGTGTGTAGTGGTTACATAAATAGTATGGAGGCACAAATGCACTACTTCATCTATCAAACCACAAACACCGTGAACGGCAAAATTTACGTGGGTGTCCATCAAACAGAAGATTTGGGTGATGGATATCTCGGCTCCGGAAAATACCTCTGGCGTGCCATAAGAAAGCACGGTAAAGATGCATTCACCCGAATCATACTCGAGAGTTTTCCAAATCGTGCTGACGCCGAAATTAGAGAAGCGCAAATAGTCAACGCCAATTTCATTGCGCGCGATGACACATACAACATGGCTATTGGCGGCTCGGGCGGATCAATCGATATCAATCGAAAGCCTTTTACTAGAAAACACACGACCGAATCAAAACAGAAAATGTCGAGGTCTCTGACTGGTAAGAAGCGTTCAGACGATGTTAAACAGCATCTAGCAGAAACAAATTGGGCGCATCATCGACCCAACGAACAGCGAGAACACGCTAAACGTGCCGGTCATCTTTCCCAAGTGTCACGTGCTGAAACTCCCGAGAAGCAACAAGAAATCTCACGTAAGACGGGTGATAGCCTGAAGAAGTATTTCGCTGAAAATGGATCTGCCGTAACTGGTATTACTAGACTTCGTGTTGTTTGCCCCCACTGTAATAAGACGGGGGCAAACAACACGATGACAAGGTGGCATTTTGACAAATGCCGCAACAAAATCGATGGTGCCGTGAGTGTGAAGGTTTAGCACCCAACTCTGTGAAAGTTGTAGAACGGGATCGTTACCCGTACGGCACCCCAAAACAACGCCCTTCTCGTATAGTGGCATTACACGGCTTTCGTACGGCTGTGACGTGGGTTCGATTCCTACGAAGGGCGCCAGAACATTTGGCCAGTAGCTCAGTTGGTAGAGTGCTTGACTGTTAATCAAGACGTCGCGGGTTCGATCCCTGCCTGGCCAGCCAGATGTACACATGAAAGATGGACGTAAATAGGATGAGCCTACAACAAAAAGAAGAGGAGGCATCATGTCCTATGAGGATTTTCCGTACCGCCGGTACCCGAACTACGGGTACCCCTACCCAGTCTATCCAGCACACAAGCTCTCGTATGAGGTGGATGCCCAAGCGGCTCCCGACATTCGAGTAGAAGCTGAGTGGGTCAATATTTCAGCGGAACGATACGCAGCGGATGACATTGCATCCCGGCCTTTCTAACTCAACACAGATTGAGGTGCACATGTACTATCCATTCTTTGGCGCGATGGCGCCGTTCGTCCAGCATATTCGCAGCGGTCCTTCATTCTTGGAACTGCAGTTGCTCACGCGACACCGTGATCACCACTGCAGCGACTACGGTTTCAACTTTCCGTCCTATCGTCACTGCGGCTACGGCTATCGCTATGACTATGGGCGTTACTACTAACAACGTGATGTAGCATTGAGGCAATGCGCCACCCTCATAAGGTGACCTAAGTCGGTTCGATTCCGACCATCACGACCAGATTTTGAATGCCTCTCTGGCCGATTGGTTAGGCACCATCTTGATAAGGTGGGACGAAAGTCAAAGCAGGTTCGATTCCTGCGGGAGGCACCAACCTAATAACAGTGGTAGAGCATGCACCCTATCTGTATAAATAACAGATGGCACACAACTATACAAAGCACTGTGAAAAATGTACCCTTGATTTCAGGGTAAATGTGTTCGTGCGCCACTTTACTTCTTGTAAGGGACCAAAGTTACCACCCAAAATTCGAGGTGTTGATTTTGACCCCAATGCGGGTTATAAGAATGGGACGCGCCTTGCATGGAACAAGGGGCTGAGTAAAGAGACCAATGACTCGCTAAAGTCTTCATCAGAAACGCTCAAAGCAAAGTTTGCTAGTGGTGAAATACCCAAGACAGGTTACTGCTCTCTAGAATATCCTCGTGAGAAGTTGGTTGAACACGGCCGTAAAGGCGGCGGGTATCGTGAACGCGCGGGGCGAAGCAAAAAGTTTTATGTTCTTGATTCCTTTGGTAACAACACGTGTTTGCAAAGTTCGCACGAACTCACAGTAGCCCAAGCACTAGACGAACGCAATATCAAATGGAAGCGCGAAGGCTGCTTTCGATATGATGCAAAGAGATACTTTCCAGACTTTCATCTTGTGGAGTCTGATGTGTATCTCGATGTCAAGAATGAATACCTCATCAAAGTTGATGCTGAGAAAATACGAAAGGTTCGTGAGCAAAATCCGACTATCGACCTTCGTGTTTTCACACTCAAGCAACTTGATGAAACAATAGGACGTTGATGGGAGTGGTTACCAGCTGCATTCACATTGCAGCTATGTCAGTTCGATTCTGACACGTCCTACCAGATAGAACAATTGGGGGCTGGTGCAACGGTAGCATGACGCACTCTGACTGCGTAGACGAAGGTTCAACTCCTTCGCCCCTTGCCACAACAATGCCGTAGTAGCTCTTTGGAAGGGTCGCCGCCTGTCTAGCGGATGCAAGTGGGTTCGATTCCCATCTACGGCGCCAAATAAATAGGTCGTCGATTCGCGACAATAACAAAAACAGGAGAGCGAAATGGCTACTAAGAGAATCAAGAAGGCTGTGCCAATAGATGAGGCACTTGTAGTTGTCGAAGTTACAGAGCTTCGCGTCGAAAAACCGACACTTGACACGTCACAACGTGCATACCTACTATTTGAGGCACGCGGTCGTGAGCACGGTTATGCACTCGACGATTGGCTCACTGCCGAATCGCTTTCACAAGACAATGGTGAGTCGTTAGCGCAACGACTTGGGTAGCTCCCGACGAAAGGGTTAGCAACCCTTACTCACCGCCAAACATGCAAGCCGTTGAAAATCGGTTATCGGTTAATGCTGCCTCTGTGTAAGGGGCTTCGCTAGAGCGGGATTCAAAGCCCGACACCCTCGCAAGAGGTTTTACCGACTTCGCTTTTGCTTGCAGTATTTCAATGCCCCGTGAGTGAATGTGGAGTGCACAACGGTTTTGTAGTCCGTGGGATGGGGTTCGACTCCCCAATGGGGCACCATAGAATAACGCCGATGTAGCTCAGTGGTAGAGCGCCTAAAAACATCGTCCGCACCCTTTGTTGGATTCCAACCGCACGCAGATGGTTATCCACTCTTAATGGGGAGGTCAGCAGGTTCGATTCCTGTTCGTCGGCGCCAAACAATGGGAGTATGACGTAATGGTAGCGTCTCCGGCTTTTACCCGGATGGCCTGAGTTCGATTCTCAGTGCTCCTACCACTAAATATCGAATGGACGACTTCATTCGATCTCTGCTTGCTGCGTTGCTTCTGCTCCCCATGATTGCGGGTGTAGCGTACTTCGTTGACAAGTGGACCAAGAAGTATCCAGCCCTCTTTGAGGACACTGGCTTCTTCGGCTTCGTTGCATTCGCTCTTGCAATGCTCTTTGCCACCATCAAGGTCGCCCAGTTTGTGGGCACGTACTTTGCCGGCGTCACCTACTGAGGCAGTGCATAAATAATTGGTCCTATCTGGAGACCACCATGAAGCACCTTTTCGCACTCACGCTTTTCGCATGTTCCGCTGTCTATGCACAGCAGGCTGATGTACCAGCCTCTGCACCCGTCGGCAAGCCTTGCTCTGAGATGACCAAAGACGCTACACGCATTGAGCGCAAGCGCTGCATCCCAGACGACAAGTGCACCAACATGACGCCGGACGCTACACGCATTGAGCGCAAGCGCTGCGAAAAGCTCAAGAAGTAACACCGCGTCTGATGGATCGCCAGGGGTCTTCTAAGCCCTAAGGGAGAGGTTCGATTCCTCTACGCGGTACCATGCCATCCCAACCTGAAACTTGCTACACCTTTGTGTGGCGCGTGCTATAATCACACATAGCACCTAAGGTCCCCATGGTCACTGTCATTCACCACTACCAGCGCACAGGCTGGTGTCCAGTGAAGTTGGATGGCTACTTCAAGTATCGCCAACAGGCCTATCACTGCAAAAATCGCTTTGACAAGCAGGGTCAACCCATTACAATGGAGATGACCTTTGATGAGTGGTGGACATTCTGGCAGACCAGCGGTAAATGGCCAGAGCGTGGTGTCCATCGCGGCCAGTTCATTATGGCCAGGATAGGCGGCCTTGGCCCATATCGACTAGATAACGTGTTCGTCGATCTCGCTGTCAAGAATGCAGATGTAGGTAAGACATCTAGGGGCAAAACTGTGTGTGACAGGTGTGGCCTCTGTGGAGATGCTGGGGCCCTTAGGCGATGGCATTTTGATAACTGTCAAGTCAGGGGCAGGAAGACAAGGCCGCACGCCCACACGCCACTGTTGACATGCCACTGTGGAAAAACGGGTAGGGCGGGTCCAATGGTTCGGTGGCACTTTGATAACTGTGCATTGTGAAGTAGCCAAGTCTGTTATTCATAGCACATAGCAGGTTGAAGGCCTCCGGGATACTGTATACTCACCGCACCTCTGTAAATATCACCATGTCAGGAAGCTGCAAACTGGCTAAGGTAGAAACCCATAAATGAAGACCACGGGAGGCACCCATGATCTCAGATACCCAGATAAACGAAGAGACGATGCTATCTCTTGCAGACACGATGGCGGCAGCAGCTGCCTCATTTTCCTCACACGGCTACGACCAGTTCATTCTTGCTCGAGAGCAATTCGTGCAAGCAAATCGCATTATCTTCAGCGACATGCAGAAGCTTCGAGATGTACACTCAAGCGGTCCTGCATAAATATTGACATAGACAGATCCAGAGAGATCTGCACAAGGATTGCGGGACTACACCTGCAACGGTAACGGCGACGTATCACCGCTAGTCTTCGGCGAAAGCTGAAGCAAACGGCGCGGGATATGCCGGCTTCGGTTTTCCCGCAAACAAAAACAATAGTGACACGGCTTTCAAACTCAGCCAAGTCACATAAGGGGAAATCAAAATGGCAGACATCGTTACTGGCACCGTTACGGGCCAACTCGACACAACGGATCTTCTCCGTCTCGGCGGCGACATTCGTCGTGAGCAAGAAGCAATCGGCTCCACCATTCGTCGTGAGACGGCCAAGGAAGCCTCGGACCTGCAAGACACGGTCAAGACCGCCGGCTGGGCAAATTCGGACCGTACTGGCACCGAAGCTGACCGCGTCGTCGCTCAAGACACGGCGTACTTCATCGCCCAGCAGCAGTATGCATTCAGCAACGCTACAGCAGTAGCCGCACTGAAGGCTGGCACTGACATGCAGTTCGCGAACACTCTCGCAGCCATCAACTCCGCAGCCCTCACCGGCCAAGCAGCGACGGCTCTCGAAGGTGCGAAGTCGGCTGCAGCCGCAGCTCTCGGCCAGGCACTGATCGGTCAACAGATCGTTGCTGACGGGAATGCAACACGCGCTCTCGTGAACTCGCTGAAGATGGAGCAGCTCAACCGTGAGCTCATCGAACGCAACTCGGCCCTGGTCGAAGCGCGTGGTGATGCACGTCACTGGCAGTCTGGCTACAACAACGCACAGTTCGCCGCTGTGTCGAGCCAGCTGCAGGCCTTCAACAGCCAGCTGTCTGAAACCAAGCAAGGTGTGGTCAACCTTGGCACAATGACTGGTAACTCACAGGCTAGCACCAACGTGAAGTAAACCGGTTGAAAGCATAATACCAGAGTTGGAAGTCTTCGGGCTTCCAACCCCACCCCAATAAAAATAACAATGGTGGAATGATGCTGGATGAAGGCTCTAGGCATACAATACGGCTAGCGCGGGTGCTCACAAGGCTTCTCGCGTCTAGTCCGTATTGTATGCCTAGTGGGGGAATGTGGTGCTAGATCGTTGCTTGATAGAGCTGAATGATCGACTAGTTCGATCGGGGGCTATCAACACGGGCACGATCAACGGCAGTGGATCGCAGCGGTTCATCGCCGCTAACTGCAGCCGCCCTCCGATTAGGCCCGAGCCCTGTGAGAACTCTGGCAGTGCCGCATACCGCTGCACCTGCGGGGCAGTCTTCTACATCATCATGGGACCTCCAGGCAAGGATGGGCAAAATGGTAGAGATGGACGAGACGGTCGAGATGGAAGGGACGGACGCGATGGCATCACCGGACCAGTGTACTCAGCGGGACCACAAGGCCTTGGTGGCCCAGACGGAAGCCCGGGTATCATTGGTTCCCAAGCCGAAGCGGCCACGATGGGTCAGACCACCACCGATATCCCTTTTGGCAATCAAGGCATCCAGTCGGGCCCAGGCCCTGCTGTTCTGCAAGGTTCAACAGGTTCTATGGAGCCGTTAGGAGTGTAAGTATGGATGACATCACTGAGGAAGATCTGCTGCGACTTGCACACGATATGGTTGCCGCCGGCAATCTAAATCTGCTGTACGGCATCGATCCTTTCGTCAGGGCGAAGTCCGTTTTTGAGTTGGCGCTAAAGCAGTATGCCAAACAGGCCCAGGAGTGTCGTCCGGAGAGACCAGTAGCACAAAACTGTGTCCATATTAGCAGTAATCAAGTTCAGATTCCTGATTTTCTAAGGTATAAGGAGATGTAAGAGAGATGTAGAGATGCCGTAAAGCTTGCCCAATCCAGCGATGATTGATAAATATGTTAACACGTGGTGGTTAGCCGCGTCAACCGCTGTCAATCGTATGAGGACACTTTATGCCTAGCCCAGAAACCAGACTTGCAGTGCTGGAACAGATTGCAGAGTCACATGACAAGCGTATATCCGATATGGAAGAATTTCATCGTGATGTAGTTGACCGCTTCGACCAGAAGATTCAACTTGATGCGGCAAATCAGGTAGCTTTGGAGCGAACCCTCTCCAGAGCCGTGACTTCTATCGACGTTTTGACGTCGGCCGTCACCAATGCCGGGTCGAAGGCGGATGAGGCCACTCGCCTGGTTGTCAAGCATGAGACTATCGCATCGACACTTATTAGAGTAGGTGCAGCGCTGGTTCTTGTCATCTCCGGCGGATGGTCGATCTTTTCATTCTTCATGAAGGGTTGACATGCTGGTCCAACTTATCTACGTATCGGTTCCGGTAATTGATGTGGCTTCAGCCACATCGCAGTTTATCATAAATGCACAGCACAACAACAAGCTGGAAAATATCAGTGGAATGTTGATCTCCAACAAAAACTTCTACGTGCAGATGATCGAGGGCGATCGCACGGCGATCAACACTCTGTTTCAAAAGATCTGCCAGGACCCACGTCACACGAAGCCAACGATTGTTCGGTACTGTGAAGTGCGTGCACGTGAATTTGAAGATTGGTCGATGCTGCACGTCTCATTTGCTGAGCTGCAATCTCACTTCGTCACCGCGATCATACCATATGATAAAATAACTCCTGAGCTGCTATCAGGCATCAGCGCACTCTCGCTGATCAGGCGCTTGGCGGCCATCGTACGCGTCAGCGGTGAGATGCCGTTGCTTGATGGACCATTTGTTTTTCATGATTAGCCAGAGCTGATACCAACACGTCGCACAGGTTGGATGACATGCAGGTTCAGCAGCCAGCGTAGTTAGTGTATAATGGTCCTACACTCACAGAGGACCATCATGCAACAGGCCACCACCATCTTCTCCCGTCTGACCGAGGTTGAGAAGCTCAAGCTGCGTGCAGCTTCACCCGGGGCTATCGACTATCTGGCCAACGCCGCCTACCTCAGCGATATGCCCGACCAGAGCTTTGAAGAGCGCGCTGCAGTTCTGACTGAAGTTCGTGCTCTGGCTCTGCTCGCGTTTGCCACCGCAAGCGCCCGCACCGACTACGGCCCCGGCCTGGCCTTCTGATGACTGGGCCCACCTGGGACACCACACTGCAGGTCGGTGAGCTCATCACTGCCTACGAGGCTGGCTACCACATCCTGCTGGAGGTCGGCGAGCCTCGTGGCCCATACGCGCCGCTCATCAAGTATCGTCGCGTAGTCTCGGCCAACGGGGCGCTCATCAAGACCAAGAAGCCGGTCACCCTGACCTGCGATGCCAGCTTCGCCATCCGCGTGACCAAGGAAAGCATTGCGCAGCTGTATGCGGCCGACATCATGGCTGCTACCGCACGCCGCGACAACCTGCTCGGATTTGCCACGCGGTGATGGGTAAATAGGGCATCTCTCCAAGGATACCCATGTCAAATATCGTCATAGTTGGAGCTGGTCGCATAGGCATCGCCTGCGGCAAGATCATCCATTTCACATCTACGCATAGCATCACGTTTGTCGACAACAGCGATGATGTGCTGGCATCCGTGGCGCCGCAGATGCCATTGGGCTGCCCGGCCTCTACGCGTGGGGTCTACACGCCTGACCAGATGGAGGACACCCTCCGCCAGCTGAAGCCAGACGTCATCATCTGTGCCACGCCCTTCACGATGAATGTGCAGGTTGCTCAGATCGCCCAGCGGATCGGCAGTCACTACATCGACTTCACTGAAGATGTGAGTGTCACCAAGGCCATTGAGGCGCTTGGGATCAGTCGCCTAACCTTCGTGCCCCAGACAGGTTTGGCCCCGGGCCTGATTAGCTACCTCGGGCTGTCACTGTTTCAGCAGTTAGGTGAGCCCTCCGAGTTGATTTTGCGTGTTGGGGCGCTCCCACAGGTGGCTTTTGGGCCTGCTTACTACGCTATCACATGGTCGCCAGAAGGCCTCATCAACGAGTATCTGAAGCCGGCGTGGCGGAAGGTAGGCGGCATCATTCAAGAAGTGCCATCGCTGTCAGATGAGGAGAACCTCCTTGTCGATGGCCGCATGTATGAGGGCTTCACGACGAGTGGTGGTGTCGGCAACCTGGCCGCCTACGACCACATTCCATCGGTGGAATACAAGACGCTGCGTCATCCTGGCCATCTCGAGTACATCCAGAAGCTGTTGGCCTCCTCAGGTGACAGCCTCGAGAAGGGTGTTGAGAATGCTAAGGCAGCCTTCTACACTACGCGTGATGACGTGGTTGTGCTCTGCGCCATCGCTCGAGACGCCGACCGCCGCAGTGCTACACGCGGGATCCACTTCTACCCACACCACAATCTAGGTATAAGCGCCATCGAGCTGACAACTGCTGGCACCGGCATTGCTGTGCTTGAGCTCATCCTACGTGGCGAGCTTGCGGCTGGCGTGCTTCGTCCCGATGACATCTCATACGAGCTGCTCAGAACTACGAAGGCCTACGAGCTGATCTTTAGCTGCGCGCGATAAATAGATCGTCAACAACTAGGAGAACCACATGATTGACTTCGTAATCGGCGTTGCAGTAGGCACCGCGTTCGCACCATTCTGGATGATGGTCTACAATAGCTACATCAAGCCAACAGTAGAGAAGATCCTCACCAAGAAGTAAACATGGAACTCACATTCGATGTCATCAACGGTCTGTGCTTCGGCATAGAGTATGTCTCAGCGGATCCAGATAGTGATCTGCCGAATGCTTGCGTGATTGTCGAGTTTGCATGCTTTCGTTGGATCATCGAGTTTGTCTAGCTAGATCTATCAGAACAGTTCACACCTTGGCACGGGGTCCTGTTTCAACAAGCAGGACCCCGTTGTTGTTACAGGTTACAGATCCATGTGTACAAGTACACCCATACAGGTTATAATGCATCATGCATGAAATAGACGAAAGTGGTTATGAAAAGCGGGCGCGGGCTGGATTGATCCCGTACCTACGGATTGAGGGGACTGTTCCGCAGTACCTCATGATGGTCAGCTCAGATCCGAAGTTTGGTGGTCCTCGTCCGATGATCAGCAAGGGGAAGATCGAAGATGGGGAGACGCCGCTGGAAGGTGCCGTTCGAGAAGCTGAGGAAGAACTCGGCTACCAGATGCGGAATGCCAGAGGCACATTGAAGCTGGTCTTTGAAGGTCGAGTTGAACTATACTCGGGCGCATACGACCTGACCGTGTTCGGGGTGGAGATCCAGGACAGGTATGATTTTGGCAAATGGTGTGACGAAACAGAGTACACCCTTTGGATGACCTTGGAGGAATTTCGGGCCAAGGGTAGAAAGGACCACGTGAGGTTCGTGGAAGAACTAGAAAGGATGATCACATGAGCACCAGAATTCTCAAGCTTGACGTAGGCGGAACACCGACTGAGTGGATCTCCCACCAGGACGCGATCGTCTACCACGCAAAGGGCAACGTCGCTTGGCAGCTGGGTGAAGGCGAAGGCGATGTCATGTTCCGTGGCGGTGAGAACCGCATGACGGGCCAGATGTCACGCATCGTCACAGCTCCGATCATCGCTGTCCGTGGTGAAGGTGGTGCCAAGGCACGCATGCAGAAGACACCAAGTCTGACGAATGCCGACCTCTTCCGTCGGGACCACTACATGTGTGCCTACTGCGGTGGCATCTTCAAGACGATCAACCTGACGCGTGACCACGTCATTCCCCGTTCACGTGGCGGTCTGGACAAGTGGTCGAACTGCGTCACGGCCTGCGGTGACTGCAACCACCAGAAGGACGCCCACATGCTCGAGGAGTGTGGCATGACCCTGCTCTACGTGCCGTACGCACCGAACAAGGCTGAGGCCCTGGTCCTGGAAGGTCGCAACATGCTCGGCTGCCAGATGGAATATCTCAAGAGCTTTGTGCCGGAGCACAGCCGGGTCTGGAGCCACCTGCACCTCGCTCAGTAGTCGGTTAGGGTTGGTTGGTGTAAATAGCCAACCAACTCGCTACACGTCTGCCCATGAAGACTTCAGAACTGTTCGAACTACGTACAAACGCGCCCCGACAGAAGACGGAAAACGTCAAGCGCTACGTTGATGCAAGTGATCCAAAGGGTCGCGCTGAGACCGAGTGGACTTCTGGCCAGGGACATATCCCAAACGGCAAGCACTACAAGTGGGCGAAAGAGAAGGTCTTCGACAAGGACGGCAAGCCCGTCATGTACAAGCCGTACAGCAACGCACACTACCGCCCAGGTGGTGACCATGGCCCAGCCGCCGTCATGGGCACCGTTGGTGAGTGGCTTTCCAAGATGGGCGCTACCCGTGAGCACCTTGCACCCGCCCTCGAGAAGGTCCGTTCCTCTCCAGAATACCACCATGCGATGGCCCTCGGCTTCGAGGACAAGACGAGCGTCGGTGATGCCAAGAACGGCACCCTCAATCTGGTCGGCAGCTACGACAATGGCTTGATGGGCGAGAAGCCAGTCATGGTTCGTCGAAAGATCCTCGCCAATGGCAACATCCGCACGCAGGCTGACGACCATGACCGACACGGTGGACGTGGCACGGCCGCCCATCCAGTGACGATTGACACGCACCCGCACATGGATCCGGTTGACCGCATTGTCCACTCAATGCGTGCCTCCATCGAGCGTGTCACTAAGATCTACCAGACACAGTCGAAGCATCACTTCGTACGTGCCCTCCAAAAGCACAAGGACAAGACAAAATGACCCTTAACAAACGGATTAACCACGCAGTAGAGAGCGTGGGTGCCATCTGCGCAGCAGTGTCATCACTTGCTGCTGCGTGGATCTTGTTCTATGCGCCACTTTGGTGGCTCCTACCACTGATCGGCATCTCATTCATGGCGTACTATGTGGTCCTACTGGCAGTCGGCTTCATCATCGGCGCGCGCTACAGCCACGAGAAGTGGATCGCCGAGACCACAGGCGATGCGCTGGAGAAGACGCCCGACGATGCTCAGCTCATTGGCACAGTCATCAATCGTGGCGAGGTAATCGGTCGCTACATGGACCACGACATCCATGAGTGGATCGAGATCAAGACCACCAAGGGTGTCAAGCGCTTCAACTTCCTCGGAGGTGCGCCCTTCGACCGTGCGGGCAACATGCTGCTTCCTCGCGAGGATGGCTTTGCCTGCCTCGACACCTGTCTCTACGAGATCGTCAAGGAAGCCGGTCAACCTGAAATCACTTCATGAAAAGTGTGTACAGTTTGTGCCGGTGGTATAAAATAGCTACATGCACTGGAAACAGTGCGTAACGATTGGATGGAACCGATCGGCGATGGTTATCTACTCATGGAGCTACTAGCGGCGAAAGCCAATGGAAGCAAATCGCCACCCGTAAGGGTGAAAACAGAATGCAAGACCTGGTGATGTCTTCAATCTCCGTCCCACTCTTTGTTCCCCCTTTCTCTTCAATCGTCCCTATTCATCAACTTCAACCCGTAGACCGTTGGTATTGGTTATCAACGTCTAAGCACTGTCTCACGTAAGCCCTGTGTTCCATCGCAAGTTGGAAAGCAAGCCGGACAAGCAGAGCTGGTATCTGTGACGTACTACAGATGTAGGTACTCGTGCCGAATAACGAGTGTAGGTTAGTCTTGTCCGAATACAAGGACGTTTCTGGGGTCGAAATCCAGACGGCTACCCATCGCCGCAAGATGGGTGTAGGAAGCGGGTCATTGCGACTTAGCGACCGAAGAACCCGATCCCGCCCTTTGTCTACGAGTTGATTTTGATCATTTGGAAAGTAATAAATACATTGTCAGATCCAATAATTAGGACAGTGTATGAAGACAGCGAAAATTTATGTTTTGACAGACCCTCGAGAATCGAGCGTGATCAAATGTTATGTTGGCAAAAGCATTGAGCCTAAACGTAGATTTAAGAATCACCTGATAGCAAAGGGAGACACCAAACGCGATAGATGGATTAAAAGTCTACAGCGGCAGAACCTCCTGCCGCTATTGCTAATTCTTGAAGAATGTGCATCTGAGCATCGCAAAGATTGGGAACAGCCGGAACGAAACTGGATTTCTAAGTACAGGGCTGATGCAAGATATGATGTACTAAATCATACTGGTGGCGGAGAAGGTATTTCAGATATTGATGACGAAACTCGTGGGCGGATGTCTGAAGCTGCCAAGAAGAGATACATCAATCACAGGGCAATATACGATGCTTCATATGCCAGTGAAGAGCGCAACAGCAAGATATCTGCAAGCCTGACTGGTAAGAAGCATGAATGGAATAAAGACTTACCGCAAAATCAACCAGGATGGAAACATACCAAAGAAGCAAAGATCGCAATATCATTAGCCGCGACCGCCAACAACTTAGCAAGGGCTGCGGCTGGAAGATATAAGAAAACTGCTAAACCCAAAATAAAATCATCACGTGATCTAACTGCACCACGTGATGATCTGTGGAAACAACATCAATCTGAAGCTGCCACTCTTAGGTGGCAACGTTATCGCCAAAGGAAAGAAAATGAGCAGCGTGTACATCAATCATGCGAAGTCGATCTCGGCTAAGAGCAGCCTGACACCACAGTCCTTGCCTATCCCCGGGCGTGAACAAGAGATGAAGCAAAACAATGCCGGTGGGTTTACATTTACCCTTGATCAATGGGGCATTTTGGATAGGTTTCTTTCCATAGGTTCCGAGTCGGCTGGCTACTACGTCGGCCAGAAGGAGACAACTGCCAAGTCGTTCGCGACCGTGAAGGCCTGCATCGCAGCCGACGGTGTTCGCGTGGTGAACCGCGCCCTCGAGTACTCACTTGCCGGGCGTGCACCGAAGAATGACCCGGCTGTGGTGGTCATCGCTCTCGCAGCGGTGTACGGTGACGACGTCACCAAGCAAGCGGCCTACGATGCGCTGCCGCGTATCGCCCGTACCGGTACCTGGCTGTTCATGTTCGTGTCGATCCTCGACAGCCTGGGCAAGTGGAACGCTGCTGCCAAGCGTGGTGTCGCCAAGTGGTACACGTCGAAGGACATGGACAAGCTGGCCCTCCAGCTGCTCAAGTACCAGTCCCGCAATGGTTGGTCGCACCGTGACGTGCTCCGTCTCGCTCACGTGAAGCCGTCGTCGGACGTGCAGGGCAACCTGTTCCGCTACGCCGTCGGTAAGGAGCTCGAGCTTGGCGCCGCCGTGCCGCAGCTCCTGGTGGACTTCGAGTACCTGAAGAAGGCCGAGGACGCCAAGACCGTGCTGCGTCTCGTCGAGGGCAACGACGCCCTGACCTGGGAGATGGTGCCTTCGCAGTTCCTGAAGGACAAGGATGTGCTCGCTGCTCTGGTGAAGAACATGGGTCTGACGGCAACTATCCGCAAGCTGGGTGCCCTGACGGCCCATGGCGTGATCGCTCCGCTGTCGGCTGGTTCGAAGGACGTCATCGCGAAGCTGAGCGATGTGGAGGCCCTGCGCAAGCAGCGCGTTCACCCGATCACGCTGCTGCAGGCCTTCAAGCAGTACCAGGCTGGCCACGGCGAGAAGGGTTCCCTGACCTGGAACGCTGACCAGCGCGTGCTCGATGCCATCAACGACGCCTTCTACGCCTCGTTCGCGACGCAGGAGAAGACGAGCGACAGTTACCTGATGGGTGTGGACTGCTCCGGCTCCATGTTCGGCGCGCACGTCAACGGTTCTCCGAACCTGACGGCTGCTGAAGTCGCTGGCGTCATGGCCCTCGCGGTCGTGAAGAACCAGCCGAACTACTGGATCGGTGGTTTCAACACCAAGATGGGCGAACTGAAGATCACGCCAAGCATGCGTCTCGACGCGGTGCTGCAGGTGATGCAGCGCTTCTCGTGGGGTGGCACCGACTGCGCCCTGCCGATGCTGCACGCAGCACAGCACGGGATGGAGGTGGACAAGTTCGTCACCATCACCGACTCGGAAACTTGGGCAGGTAGCATCCAACCTACACAAGCACTGCGTGACTACCGGCAGAAGTTTGGTCGGGCAGCGCGCAATGTTGTCATCGGTACATCCATGACTGAGTTCACGATCGCTGATCCTCTGGACCCTTATCAGCTTGATGTTGCTGGCTTTGACAGCGCAGCACCGCAGCTCATCGCCCAGCTGTGATCACCAGGATCGACCTCAGCCAAGGCAACCGCATGGTTCGCTTTGGTTTCGGCCAGAATGGTGGTCGGTGGTTCATCAGGGTAGATCTCTGGTGGGTCGCCTTTCGGCTGAGCTGATGAAAGGGCCTTCGGGCCCTTTGTTCTGCCTGTTACACTTTGATGATGTACATTCCTGCAGACTGGTGTATAATGACATCATGGACACCAAAGCAATGCAGTCAGCAGCCTCACCGCTCCCCAACAATGCCCCTCCTGTAGGTCGCAACGAGATCATGCAGGTCAAGAGCGGGCCACGAGGGTGGCTTGGTTCTTGCAATGCCTGCGTCGCTGCTGTGTACAAGGTCGACGAAGACGGTATCGAGCAGGTAACCGAGATCCAATTTCGGGGTCTGAACTTCCGCCTCTGCCTTGGTTGCCGAGACCAACTGAAGGGAATGCTGTGAGTTGTGAATGTCATCAAATTGGCGGTCGCTTTATCGCTGAAGACCCTGATTGCCCAGCCCATGGGCTGGAGGCCCAACGTGAAGAGCGACGGCGTGATGCAGTCATCTCTGCCCTCGACGAAGCCCTTGACAGCGAGGATCACGAGCGCATTGAAGATCAGGCACGACAGGCCCTCTACTACCTGAGGTCGCTATAATGGTCGACGCACTGGGTGTTGAGATTGTCCCGGGCGACGTAGTTGTCTTCTCGACGATGGACAGCGCCTCACTCCAGCTGGGCCTCGTAACCAAGTTGACGCCCAAGGGTCTACGCATCATCTTCCCCAGCAAGTGGGGATCATCCACCCTCAGGGACATGGCCAAGTCTGGCGACAACGTGGCCAAAGTCGACAAGACGGCCGGCAAGGCTCCCGAGTTTCTCAAGCAGGTCGCCCTGCTGCAGCTCACCAAAGACTTCCAGTAAGGACATCACCATGGGTTTCCGCACCATCGTCGCCCTCTCCAATGATCGCTCCTCGGACTGGGAGCGCAATCCAGATCTGGGCCGGGCCATTATGCAGATCAGTGCGTCCCGCGAGGACCGCACTGGTTCTGCTGAAGCCATCGGTCTGACCCTCGTCGAGTGCACGCATGCTGATCACCAATCGCTGATCATCGCCGACGGTTACACAGCCAAGTCTGTCGCCTTCAGCAACTGGCACAGCGGTCAGACTGAAGAGCAGCGGAACTTGGCCCTGCTGAAGGATCTCGCCGACCGGCTCGGCTACCGCATCTCCAAGAAGCCCGCGCGCTGAACTATTACACTTTAGGTGTGTACAAGATGGTCCGTTGATGTATAATGGATCTATCAACACCGCAGAGGCAATAATGATCAAAGTCAACTACGCGCTCATCGGCACCGTCGACGGCGCTGAGCAGTTTCGTGAGATCCTGCCGCTCATGATCACTGCCTACCAGCTGAAGACGGAAACGCTCTTCGAGTACTGCCCGCTCCAGGATCGTCTCGACTTGTCGATCCTGGCTTCGCAGATCGAGGACTGCGCGAAGCACTTCTATGGCCTCGATCCCGAGGACTTCAACACGATGGACGATCTGATCGACGCCATCCACGGTCTCGACCAACAACTGGAGTTTGCATGAAACAACGCGGCTTTACCCTCATCGAGCTGATGCTCGTCATCGCAATCCTTGGCATTCTGGCCTCAGTCGCAGTCTCGCTGTGGCCGGACCATTTTGGCTACACGCCCCCTCCGTCGAACAGTAAGTCGGTGAGTGGAACCCGTTGCATCAACGGCTTCGTCTTCACGACCGATGCTGATGGCAACACCCGCCCAGCCACTGACCAGGAAGCGAAGGCAGTTGAGTGCTGATGGTTGACCAAGCCAAGGAGAACACAAATGAAACCGCTTGAGTACTACACGACCGTTTCCGTCAAGCAACCAACTCGGGACGAGTTCACTGATGTCTTCGTCTACAGTCGGGGCGAGGTCGTCTTCAAGGGTCCCTTCATCGAGTACGGGCCACAGGCCAATGTCCGCTTCAAGGACATGCTCGTCGAGAAGGTCCTCAACGAGGAAGGCTTCAAGTCGCAGCGGATGGCCTACAACGCCGAGGCTACCCGGCTGCGTGCCGAGTTCAAGAACGACCTCTTCCACGAGTACGGCGTCACGCAGAACCCGAAGGCCGAGCTTGCCTACTCCATGGCGATGGAGCACTACGATGGCTACGGCACGAAGCTGCAGGACGCCGTCGACCATTTCGAGCAACTTGTTCCCCTCTTCAAGGACTGACACCATGGAATTCTACAACATCTACATCAATGTTCAACGGCCTGACATCTCCATTGCAGGACGCCTGCTCAAGGAACCGATAGCTGGCACGACGGAAGACATCCAGGAGGCCTTCAACGAGATGCAGGACCTGCTTGCCAAGGGCGCACTCAACCACTTTGTCCTCTACAACGCTGATGCCCGAAGCGCAACCGGCTGCAGCGAGATCATCGTTACCAAGGCCTTCTACTCCGCCGACAATGCTTGCGTTGTCATGCACATCGAGGAGGACTGAGCAGGTTACAACTTCATTGACACATCTTTGGCAGATGTGATACAATAACGTTATGAACACCCCACACCGCTTCGACAAGCTGCTCATCTCGGCTCGGTATTGGCTGCTCGGTATGGCCGAGCATGACCCAGAATACTTCAAGGTCATCGAGGCCCTCGAGATGGGTCTCACCCACCACGACGGGCATCGCAACGGCGGTGACCCTGAGTTCATCCATCAGCTCGGCATCTTCCACTACCTTCGGACACTGCACAAGCACATCAAGAACCCGAAGACGGTGTACAAGCTCGTGTTCCTGCACGACGCGCTCGAAGACCCGAACCAGAAGACGAAGGCCTTCATCACGCCAGCCGAGATCGAAGAAGCCTTCGGCACTGTCTTCCTCAGCAAGCTGAAGCTGATGTCGAAGGAGATCCTTGGTCAGCCAAACCCCGACTTCAGCCTTGACGCCGTCTTTGGCGACGAAGACACGAGCGTCGCCAAGGGCGGTGACCGGGTGGACAATGTGACGAGCATGATCGGTGTCTTCAAGCGTGCCAGGCTCGAGCGGTACGTCAAGGAGACGATGGAAGAGTTCCTCCCTCGTCTGAAGAAGGCACGTCGGAAGTTCGCCTCGCAAGAAGCCATCTATGAGAACATCAAGATGGAGCTCGTTGGCACGATCACGCTGATCAGCCACATTCTGGAAGGATACGTCCCACATGAAGTCTGATCCCGCAACCTGGATGAAGCGACGCTTCTCCATTTCAGTCATCGCCAACGGCACACACTACTACACGACGGAAGAGCCGTTCATGGCATCGCCGGAGGAAGCCCAGGCGGCGATCGATCAACTTGTGGGCATCATCGATGAGAAGATCATGCTCGTACAGCGTGGCGGCAACAGCGGCAAGGTGCCCGCGTTGAGGCTGTCGGGGCGCTACAGGAACTCGACCCATCGCTACGAGACGGTCATCATCTCGGCGCAGGTCCTTGCCAGCTCACCGGTCTCCATCATTCTCATCGAGGAGAAGGCATGATCAAGCTCATCGTTGCACTCGATACCGGGAACGCCATCGGTTGGTCCGATGGGATGCTTGCCTACCGTGACCTGAAGAAGGACATGGCTCGCTTCAAGGCCCTAACGACCAACTGCACGGTGGTCATGGGTCGAGCGACCTACCTCTCGTTGAAGCGGCCCAACGGTCTGCCAAATCGACGCAACATCGTCCTCACCCGTCGGCCCTACAGCGAGATCCGTGGGCAGATCTCCAGCGATGTAGAGATCATCTCGAGCCTCGACTGGATCGTGCAGCACAACGATGCGGCTAAGCGCACCGTGGCTGGAACCGACCGCGAGCCATCTGACATCTGGATCATCGGCGGCGCGAGCGTCTACGACGAGGCCCTCAACAAGAACATCGTCGATGAGATCCACATGACCCTCGTGCATGCCTCGTGCGAGGCAGACGTCATCCTGAAAACAGATCTCGCTGCATGGAAGCTCTTCGTGCTACGACAGCAGGCGCTTGGCATCTACTGGAACGTGACAGTGGGCGACACCGAGTGGGATCAAGATATGCAGACGACCTACATCATCCTCACCAAGCAATGATCAACAACCACGTCGAGGTCTATCCGCTCCGTGCGTTGTGGATTGTTCCTATCGTCTTGTTGAGTGGTTTCATCAATGACGTCATACTGTCCACGGCCTTTGCCTTTGCCATGGGCTTCGTCACATCCAAATTGTTCCCAGTCGTAGTTCGCAAGGAGACCAAGTGAAGAACCCCTTCAAGTCGCAAGGCTTTGACAGCATTATCGGGCCCAGCACCACCATCGTGGGAGCAGTCGATGTCTATGGCACCATGATGGTCGATGGCAAGATCGTCGGCACCGAGATCTCTGGCAAGGATGGCACCGTTTTCGTGAACGGCTCCGTTGATGTCGAGATCATCCGCCTGGCCAACCTAACCATCTGTGGTGTGGTCAGTGTCAAGGAGGTCTTCGTGACAGGAGTTCTGGCTGTGAAGAAGGGTGCAGCCCTCGAAGCTACCAACATCCACTACACCACGCTCGTTATTGAGCCCGGGGCGGCGATTACGGGTAATCTGCAGCGACTGGATCAATCTACAGCTGCTTCTGCCGCGTAACGTCTCGACCTACCAACGCTGGTAACCTACCCGCCAGCGACATAAAATAGTATTAGCACACCCACACTGGAGCACTGAATGTCTCTCTCATCCCTGGCCTCTTCCTTCTCGACAAAATTCGCAAAGCCCCGCGTCATGTCGCTCCTCGAGTATCTCGAGGCCTGCAAATCAAACCCAATGATGTATGCCAATGCTGCCGAGCGGATGGTAGCAGCCATCGGTAAACCTGAGGTGGTCGATACGAGTGGCGATGCTCGCCTGTCACGCATCCACTCCAACAAGAAGATCCGCGTCTACTCGGCCTTCAATGACTTCTTCGGTGCTGAAGAAGCCGTCGAGCGGATTGCCGCCTACTTCCGCAACAGTGCGGCAGGCCTCGAAGAAAGCAAGCAGATCCTGTACCTCAAGGGCCCAGTCGGCGGCGGCAAGTCCTCACTGGCCGAGCGCGTCAAGGCGCTGATGCAGAAGCTGCCCATCTACGTGCTGTATGACCCGAGCGAGAAGGACCCTGAGCGCCAGATGTCGCCGGTCCTGGACAGCCCTCTCGGCCTGTTCAACGTGCTCGAGCATGCCGCCACTCTCGAAGCCGATTTTGGCGTCCCGCGCCGCTATCTGAACACCGTGATGTCAGGCTGGGCACAGGAGAAGCTGAAGGAATTCGAGGGTGATGTCACCAAGTTCAGCGTTATCGAGGTGTACCCGAACAAGGACACCCAACTGGGCATCATGAAGGTTGAGCCGGGCGACGAGAACAACCAGGACGTCTCCGTTCTGATCGGCAAGGTCGATCTGCGCAAGCTCGAGAAGTACTCGCAGAACCACCCGTACGCCTACAGCTACAGCGGCGGCCTGAACCGCACCAACCAGGGCCTAATGGACTTCGCTGAGATGTTCAAGGCAAACATCAAGACCCTGAACCCGCTGCTGATGGCCACGCAGGAACACAACTACCAAGGCACTGAAGCCATCCCCGCGATGCCTTACACCGGCGTCATCCTTGCCCACAGCAACGAGGCCGAGTGGTTCAACTTCCGCAACAACAAGACCAACGAGGCCTTCCTCGACCGCGTGTTCATCGTCGACGTGCCGTACTGCCTGCGCACCGATGAAGAAGTCCGCATCTACGAGAAGATGCTGGCAGGCTCCAGCCTGGCCAAGGCGCCTTGCGCTCCTGGAACGCTGAAGATGCTGGCTCAGTGGTCGATCCTGACCCGCCTGAAGGCACACGAGAACTCGACGCCTTGGGCCAAGCTTCGCGTCTACAACGGCGACAACGTGAAGGACACCATCCCGAACGCCAAGCCGCACGACGAGTACAAGGACGCCGCCGGCAACGACGAGGGCATGGCCGGCATGTCGACCCGCTTCGCCTTCAAGGTGCTGTCGGCCACGTTCGACCTTCGCCCTGAAGAGCAGCAAGCCAACCCGATCGATCTGATGTACGTGATCGAAGGCGCAGTCCGCAAGGAAAACCTGCCGCCTGAGACCACCGAGAAGTACCTCGACTACATCAAGTCCAACCTGCAGCCGCGCTACTTCGAGTTTCTTGAGAAGGAACTGCGCACGGCCTACCTCGAGAGCTACCGCTCGTTCGGCCAGAACATGTTCGAGCGTTACGTCCTCTTCGCTGAAGCCTGGCTGGCGGACGAGCAGTGCCGTGACCCTGAGACCCACGTCCTCCTGGATCGTGACAACCTCAACAAGAAGCTGGAGGAGATCGAGAAGGCCGCCGGCATCGCCAATGCCAAGGACTTCCGCAATGAGATCGTCCACTACGTGCTGCGCTACAAGGCCAAGCACGAAGGCGTCTCGCCGGCCTGGGACCAGTACGAGAAGATCAAGACCGTGATCGAGAAGCGCATGTTCTCGGCCACCGAGCAGATCATGCCGGTTATCGCCTTCGGTCCGAAGCAGGACAAGGACACGCAAGAGAAGCACGACGGCTTTGTCGAGCGCATGGTGGAGAAGGGCTACACCGAGCAGCAGGTCAAGATCCTGGTGTCTTGGTTTACCAACAACCGCAAGTCGAGCTGATCATGATGGCGGCCTTTCTGGCCATCCTGGCCTTCGCGCTGGTCCTCGTTGCTGTAGTGGTGCAGGTTAGCCACTCCAGCGGTGGGGCTAAGTATGTGACGACGGGGATCTGCATCATCTCAGCACTGGCATTCCTGCTCTACTCGGCCAAGGTCTACACGCCGTGAAGCTTAGAGATCTCATGCTTTGTAATAGCCACAATGATGGGACAAGATCTCTCTTTGAGAGCATTCTTGTTCCTGAAGTTGAGGCAGCTTTCAAAGATTGGAATAAATCTGCCACTGATGCAAAGTGTGTGTTGATAGGAGGCATTGCGCTGTCATTCTATGTCAAACCCCGGATGACTACCGATGCGGATCAGCTCTTCATGTCAGCGGCAGACATTCCTGCTACAGTGGATGGTTTCAAGCGAACAAGACCGGGTGCATTTATGCACAAGCATACCCATGTAGAGATTGAGGTACTCACGCCATCAGCCATCAACATGTCCGTCGAGCTCGCCCACGCTATTTTTGATCGCGCGCAGATACATGATGGAATTCGCGTGGCAGAACCGAGTGGTATTGTAGCTGCCAAACTCGGCCGCTTCAAGCTGCGCGATCAAGCAGATATAGAAGAACTATTGGCGCATTTCAAGATTGATCTTGATCCATATCCACTATCTGCGGCTGAGCTTGCACGTTACGATCAGCTTCGCACACAACTGAGCAATACATGACTGCCAAGCCACCAATCTCCTCGACCTTCATCTTCGTCGATCGACGCAAGACCGGTCGAGGCAAGTCGCTCAACAACCGTCAGAAGTTGTTGGAGCGCATCAAGGAAAGCATTCGCACTGCCAAGCCCAAGGATATCGATGCGGGTGGTGGCTTGGGTGCTCAGTCAGCTTCTTCAAAGAACCTGATCAACCCCGTCAAGATCGCGCGCAGCGCACTGCACGAGCCGACCTTTCACTACGACAGCCGTACTGGTGAGCGTGAGGTCATCCTCATCGGCAACGACCACTGGGAGCGGGGCGACAAGTTTCCAACAAGCAGTGGTGGCAAGGACGGCGAAGGTCGTGGCAAGGGTGAGGGCAACGGCCCAGGTGAAGATGGTGAAGACGACTTCATCATCAACATCTCACGCACTGAGTTCTTCGACGTCTTCTTTGAGGACTGTGAACTGCCTGACATGAAGGAGACCTCCGAGAAGGAGCTTCCTGAGGCAATCTGGAAGCCAGCCGGTTTCCAGAAGGAAGGCAACGCTGCGCAGCTGTCGGTGATCCGCTCATATCGCAACTCCATTGGCCGCCGACGCGCGCTCACCGCCGATGCGCGTGCTGAGCTGGAGGAGATGGAGAAGATACGCGATGAGGCGCAGAAGCGACTTGACCACAATCCTCTGGATGCTTCTGCCAATGCTCGCTGGAAAGTGGCAATTGCCCGTATCGAGGAGCTGAAAAAGCAGATCGCTGCTACGCCGTTCTTCGAGAAGCTGGATCTTCGCTACCGCAAATCGGAGCGGGTTCAGGTGAAGTCAGCCGATGCCGTGTTGGTCATGGTGATGGACATCTCTGGCTCGATGGACGAGGACAAGAAGCGCGCAGCCCGCAAGTTCTTCTCGCTACAGTATGCCTTCATCAAGCGCAAGTATCCCAACACAGATCTGGTCTTCATCGCGCACACCGACACCGCCGAGGAGATGAGTGAGGAAGACTTCTTCACCACTCAGAAGTCTGGCGGCACCATCGTCTCACCATCGCTTGAGCTGGCCAATAGTATCATCAGCACACGCTATGATCCTGACCAGACCAACATCTATCTCTCCTACGCTGGCGACGGCGACAACTGGGAAAGTGACAATGCCAAGGTGATGGAAGAGCTCGAGGGCAAGGGCCTTCTATCGAAGCTGCGGCACGCCGTGTATGTTCAGGTCGGACAGAGCTACACATCAGGTCTCTACGGCAGCGGAAACAGTCTCTGGAATGTCATGCAGTCGGTGGCGAAGACCAATCCGAAGATGCATGTTATCAAGGTCGTCGATGACAGCGAGGTATTTTCCTCCTTCAAGACAATCTACGGCAACAAGAAGGTCAAGAAGTGAAGCTTAAAGATCTTCATGAGATGGCAGTGCTCTATAGCCCTGGATTTCATGTGACTTCTGAGCAATGGAAAGAACACTGCGCTGAACAAGCACAGGCCGTTCTTCTCAAAAAGCTGCATGACAATATAGAACTTCGCATGCAAGATGGGAAACATCGCGCGGTGTCGTATTGGGTAGATGGCGTTATGGTATCTCTTGCTATTATCCATGATAGGGTGATCGACGGCAAGGAATATCAGGATCTTCTGTTTATTGCATCTGATCCGGATAAAAGGCAAAAAGGTTACGCTACCGCGCTACTCTGGGAAATCTTCTGGGCTTTTGATAAACCGTTGTTGATAGGTGGAGCAATATCACCAGAGGGTCAGAAGTTGGTGTTCTCATTCATGAAGGCACTTGCATCCAGAGAAACAGATGAGCCGAAAATGATTGATGTTTACACCGGTGAGGTGCGTTCATTTGACCAGAAGAAGTATCTTAGAAGGCCTGAACTTTCACTTGTTCTAGAATGTTTTGCTTTAGAGGCCTGTAAAATGCCAACAGCAAAACATCCATACTGGCTGCATCAACCGAATTTATTTGAAGGTCAACCATGAGCGAACCATTCTACATTACATCACGCACTGATTGGACGCCTGAGCTCATCGAGCAAGCCTACCGCGAGTGCGAGATCATTGCACGCGAGGAGCTTGAGCTCGACGTCTACCCGAACCAGATCGAGATCATTGGTGCTGAGCAGATGTTGGATGCCTACGCATCCATTGGTCTGCCTGTGCACTACAACCACTGGTCATTCGGCAAGGAGTTCCTGAAGAACCACAAGGCCTACGAGACAGGTCGTCAGGGTCTGGCCTACGAGATCGTCATCAACAGCGATCCCTGTATCTCCTACCTCATGGAGGAGAATGACATGGTGATGCAGACGATGGTGATCGCCCATGCTGCCTTCGGCCACAACACTGTCTTCAAGAACAACATCTGCTTCCAGCAGTGGACGAACGCTGGCTCGATCATCGACTACATGATCTTCGCCCGTGACTACATCCGCCAGTGCGAGCAGCGCTATGGTGTGGAAGAGGTTGAGCAGGTACTCGATGCCGCACACTCACTGGCGGCGCACGGTGTGGACAAGTTCAAGCGGCGTCACCGTCCGAAGATGACCGAGGAAGCACGCCTGAAGAAGCTGATCGAGGAAGACAATCAGCGGCAGCGTGAGCTCGACGTCATTATGAAGAAGACGAGCACGAACACCGCTGAGGCCGTGACCGAGCACGACGATCACGACGACATGGAAGATGAAGAGAACCTGCTCTACTTCATCATGAAGAAGTCGCCGAACCTGGAGCGCTGGAAGCGCGAGATCCTGCGCATCGTCTACAAGACGAACCAGTACTTCTACCCGCAGGGTCAGACGAAGAACCTCAACGAGGGCATGGCCACCTTCTGTCACTACTACATCATGACCCGACTGGAAGAGAAGGGCATGCTGTCATCTGATGCCTTCCTCAACTTCCTGGACCACCACGCCGGTGTCATCTTTCAGCCGACCTACCAGAAGCGCTACTACAGCGGCATCAACCCCTACGCACTCGGCTTTGCCATCTGCCAGGACATCAAGCGCATCTGCACAAACCCGACAGCTGAGGACAAGGAATGGTTTCCCAACCTCATTGGCAAGCGGTGGCAGGATGCCGTGAAGGAAGCTGTGTTTGAACACCGCGATGACAGCTTCGTCGCGCAGTACCTGTCACCGAAGGTCATTCGTGATCTGAAGATCTTCAGCGTCGGTCTGAAGTATGACGGCGACGAGCAGGAGCAGAGTGTGGATGCTGTTGTCACTGAGATCCACGATGAGCTTGGCTACGCAAACATCCGCACCGCCTTGGCACGATCGATGGAGCGCATCAACTACGTGCCACAGATCAAGGTGATCGGCGCTGATCTTGAAGGTGACCGCACCCTGAAGCTAAAGTACGAGCCGTACAAGGATCGTGGTCTTGAGCTGTCAGATGCCGAGATCGTCACCGACTACATCGACTACTTGTGGGGATACGCTGTCGAGATTGATAGTTGAGACAGGTCAAAAAGGAACACTATGACATGGTCTGTTGAAACCCTGTTCGGACTGACTGGTGATGCGTTTGAGGCTGAGCGCAACCGCATCATCTCTGAGTACATCAAGTCTCTGCCCGAGGGCAGAGAACGCAACATGTCATATGCGAAGCAGCTTGAGCTTGATTTGAAGCGCGAGATGATGCAGCCTGATGAGTTCAACCGGTATCTTGCTGCGCAGATCACCGAGAGCCTTGAGAACCTTGCTGATCAGCTGACGGCTCTCAAGCACCTCATCGACGGACCACCTACACCACCGGCTTGCTCACCCAAGCCCCAGCAGTAAACTTCCAGACCTGGGTGTCGTCATTGAACACTTGAATGACTGATGCGCTGTAGTCAAGAGGTTCAAGTGCACCGAGCTCTGCAAAGTACTTGTAGACGCCTGGGCTTGTTGTGGCTACAGGAAAGAACACCAGCGTCTTGTCATTGATGGTAACGCCATCGATGGTCATTGATCCACCGACACCCCCGACTGGAATGGTTGTAGACGTTGAGATCATCTTGACAGCCACCAGTGGGCTGTATTCAGACTTTACCTTCCACAGATACGAGGTGCTATCAAGCTCATAGAGAGCTGATGGCTTGGGAGCATAGAAGGCGTCGTTGATGGGATCGTATGTATAGCCGATGCCGGCGTAGTTCTTTCTTAACGCTATGCCGCCATCGGGGTTACCATTTTGATCATAGTGAATGCTGCCCCGCGTGTTATAGGAGGTCTGGACCCAGGTACCAGGCAGGGTGGCGATGAACTCAGCCTCTGCCACGATGACGCGGGTGACGATACCATTTTCAACTTCAGCGTAGTGTGCCATTACTTGGTTTTCCTAAACAAACCGACAAGGGTGTTCCAATCCATCTTGCTGTAATCGGTGAGACCTAAGCCCAGTCCAGAGTTGACAACATAACCATCTACGATGATAGGGGTATCGTTGGTCTGTACCCAGTAGACCTGTGTTTCTGGACCGTCGTTATGAGCAACCTCTACGGTGGCTTCCTTCCACCCATTCACCGTGGCGAACTCCAGGTTTTCCGTGTCTGTCCACAGTGTGTCGACCGTAGGACCTGCATATCCAACTTCAGCGTCGATTTCCCGCTGAAATGCTTCCTTGTTGCCGGTCCACCAGTTCTGCTGGCCTGTAGATTTTCTACGGGTCCAGTGCATGTGGTCGTATGTCCACCGGTGTGAATCATCATCGGTAAACTTCAACAGGTCTCGTGAGCTGAGCTCAACCGAGTGCCAGTCAATAACGGGTGTAGGTCCGGTGATACCCATGACGATGTCACCAACGGCTACCAGCTCGATGGCCTTCTGTGAACCATCGCCCATCATAACCATTGACCCCGCCGGGAAGCAGGTGATTGGTGTTGGGTCAACAACATACTCCTGAGAACTCACTGTCGATAATACGACTGTAGAGGAGCTTAGGGGTGTGCCACCAACTGTTGCTGCAATAGTGATGGTGATGGTTGCTAACACTGCATATCGGTCGGAAACGCCATATCTAAAGGCAGGTTGGGGTAGGGGTGTATTTATCAGTGCCCAAGTCTGCCCAGCTGACAGAGGCACCCAGCTATTGAAGGTGCCAGAAAAGGAACCTGTCGCGCTACTGCTGTAGGAGGTGACAACAGTAGCGTAGGCGTAGTAGGTGTTACCGATACCCGTTATTGTTGTTGAGTACCATCTTTGACCCAGCGAATAGGACACCCAGGCGCCGCCTGGCGATGTTACAACAGAAGTGGTACCATTGGAATTCAGCGTTATTCCAGCGGTGACAGTATTCCCAACATCGGAGTAGTCATTCACTGCCAGTGCCGCGTCATAGTTAGGCACAACCCCATCAACAGTCGGGATAGTTGGGTAGATGATATAGACGACACCTGAACCGCCATTGCCACCATTACCGAGGACTGAGTTGTTAGTGCCACCGCCACCACCGCCACCACCTGACTGGGCAACACCACTGGCTCCCGCAACGCCCTGGACGCCACCAGCTCCACCACCACCATTACCAGCGCCGCCTGGCGCTAAACTAAATCCCTGACCACCACCCCCACCACCCCCAACTTGAAGGCTGGTGGCGGTGAATGAGGTACCGTAGGTATGGGTTGTTGCGTTGTACGGATATATGGCAGAGTTGGTAGGTAGAATGATTGTTAATCCAGTGCCGCCTTTTCCTGGAACCGATTGAATACCTACGTGCATTTCGGTCCATTGCCCAACAGCCGCATACCCACCACCACCACCACCGCTATTGTATTCACCAGCTCCACCACCGCTGTTGCCCTGACCGCTGGTGCCAGCGCCACCGGCGTGGTTGCCGCTGACGCCGCTGTTGTAGCCGCACCCACCGCCACCTGATCCACCGCCGTGGCCGAAACCGGTACCGTTCAGGCCGCCACCACCTCCTCCACCAACAGCAATCAGAGTGCCGAAGGTAGTGGATGTGCCGTTAGTACCATCCCCGCCTGAAGCACCGGCGCCACCAGCGCCAATGTTAACCGACACGGAGGCACCCGGTGTAACGGTATAGGCAGTGCTATACAGTATGCCACCCGCGCCACCACCACCACCGCCATCAGCTGGTCCAGCGTAGCCACCACCGCCACCGCCACCTACAACGAGAACCCGCACCGAGGTAATACCTGTCGGTACTACCCAGGTACCACCTGTAGTGATCTGAACAATGGAGACCGATGTAGCGCCGTAGAAGTTAGCAATCGATATTGTGCCAGCCGATGGAATAGCAACTTGAGTTGAACCGCCGGTAGGATATCCGACTGTGCCTGCAGGCACATAAGACCCACCAGCATAGTACTCCGAGAGCTGGGTGCCGGGTGGCAGGCTATTACCGCCAAACTCTGTTTGGATTTCTTGTAGACTAAGTGAGCCGGTGCCGAATGTTCGTAGTGTCATGAGTGTCTCTTGCGTGTAGAGTATTTATGCCTGCCGAGCCTTCAACTCTTCAACCTCAGCCTTGAGCTCCTTGATAGCTTCAACCAGCAAGCCGACCAAGTTGCCATAGGCCAGGCTAAGGTATCCATCTTCATTGGTGACTACTGCTTCTGGTAGTACCTTCAGCACATCTTGAGCGATTAAACCAGTGCCACGGCAGTCGGTATCATTACGGGTAAACGTGACGCCCGTGAGCTGGTCAACCTTGGCGAGTGCGTTAGGAATGACTTCGATGTTGTCCTTTAGACGACGATCTGAGTAGGCAGTTACGTTACCACCTGCCATTAGGTCGCCAGTGCCAGGATTAAACGACAACATGCCGGCGGTTGTGGCTAAGCTATTGACACCCGTTGAAGCAGCAGACCAGACGGGGTAGACGATGGCTGAAGCTGTGTTGGAGATGACATTAACAGAGGTTGCATATCCATTGATGTCGATAGGCCAGGCACCGTTGGTTTTTACAGCGTTAGATCCATTCACCAATGTATAGCTGGATAGTGATGCGGTGGTTGCGTAGCTGCTAAGAGCTGTATTCAGGGCTGTGGTAGTGGCGTATGGGGTCAGCGCTGTATTGAGAGCTGTAGCAGTTACATAGCTGCTCAGAGATGCAGTTGTGGCGTATGGGGTCAGCGCTGTATTGAGAGCTGTAGCAGTTACATAGCTGCTCAGAGATGCAGTTGTGGCGTATGGGGTCAGCGCCGTATTGAGAGCTGTGGTAGTTACATAGTTGCTTAGAGATGCAGTTGTGGCGTATGGCGTAAGTGCCGTTGCATCGATGAAACCTGGGCCGCCAGGCAGTTGATTAAGAGTTAATACGTTTCCCTGATGCCAGACAATCGAGTTATCGATCAGCACGTTTCCACCGTCTACAATCTTGAAACGCTCAACGCTGTTGAGGTACAATGACAAGTTGCTATGTGTGGCTGAGTTGCCACCATAGGTAAAGAGCCCGGTATCTCCATCATCATCAAATGAGAAGCCGACATTTGACACATCACTATTTGCAGGTGCGCCACCCGCAGCGCGAATACCTGCCTGCACCCACAGGTGACCAGTCATAGTATCGCCGGTCTTCAGAACGTTCAGCGTAGCAGGGCCAACGAAGCTGTTAGCGGTGATGACATTAGCAGCAAAGCTGCCATTGATATCACGCTGAACAAGGGTCATCGTGCTTGCCGCTCCAGTGGAGTTAAGGGTGATGACACCATTTGTATAGCTGATACCACCACCCGACACGTCGAGCGCCGACTGAGCACGTGCAGTAGTGAAGTAGAGGTTTGAAGTCGGTGTGGTACCCTCTATGATGTTATCTGTGTTGGGAGTAAAGCCCTGTAGAGATACTACTCGACCATAGTCATCGATTGACACCTGTGGTATGGTGCCTGAACCGCCAACCACCTTCGCATATCCTACACCAAGGCTGGCAAGATCAACTTGCTGACTTGCATTTATTACCACGCGCGGTGATGTATTGACGGTCAACTGGGTGCCGCTGGTAAGACCGGCACCTGCATTTACTGAGACATTCAATCCGACTACATTGATACCATTACCAGCAACGATAGCACCGATGTTGCCACCAGCAAACTGCGACCATACAATAGCGGTAGAGCCAAGTGTGATAGTTGGTGTGGTCTGAACCCAGCCAGTGTTACCCCAAGTAGTGCCATTGCTCACAAAGACTGCTGCATTGGTCAGTTCACCTGCCGCATCTGTATCAGTGGCGCGCTGCCATGGCCCAGCATTTACGGTATAGATGCCATTCTCGGCCTGGTTGGTCTGGTTCTTGACGAGTACGCGGTCTTTGGCAACTGTTGTGTAGCCGTCAATAGTCTGGAAGCCAGAGAGCGCGATATTGGCGGTAGTAGCAACGCTGACTGCTTGTTTCCATGATAGGCCTGTGATTATCGTGTCAACGTAGTATTTGTTAACTGCATCCGTGGACCCAAATGGTGTTCCTAGCCCTGTGATACCGCTGCTAACTAGTGGCTGTGGGGATACGCTCAGTGTTCCTGTTACGGCTAGACTACCAGTAATAGTGCCACCAGAGACATTAAACTTCACCGAACGGATGTCATCTAGCTGTGTCTGAATTGGGCTGGTGACACCGATCAGGTAATTGACCTGTGTCGATGTAAGATCTGGTAGCGTCAGCCCATCAAGTAGTGTATTCTGGAGCGATGTCAAGTGCAGTGTGGCATCTGCGGCGTGGGTTGCTAGAGCAGTACCTGCGTTGCTAGACGCTGAAGCAATGCTGGCAGTCAGGGTATCAACCTTGCCCTGTACAATGGGTGAGTTGCCAACGTCTACCCAGGCAGCACCCGTGTAGGTCTGCAGGGCACCGAGACCGGTGTGATAGAAGAGCTCACCGATCGATGGGTCGGTAGGAAAGTCTGAACCCGAGGCAACCGTCGCGTTGATGATTGTCGAGTTTTCGGTGATTTGAGGTCTGTCAATCAGCATTGAGTATCCTTGAGTGCTGCGCTATTTATCGGGCAAGGTAGGTAGCCGCCCCGATAAATAGAAGCATGCCCCGTACACCGACCTTCACCTTCAAACAGTTCCTTGAGAGCGACGACCCTCTTCAGGACATAGAGCGGGCCATGATCATTCGCAAATTGATCCCGTCCCTGAAGTCTCAGGAGGCTCTTGATGTGCTGCACTGGGTAGAAGACCGCGGCATTCCAGGTATGCATGCTTCCTATGATGACCTACCCGATGCTGTGTCTGAAAAGATAGCCAACTCACTGTTTGCCGAGACTGACGTTACCGGCAAGAGTATGGATGGAGTTCCAGATCACAAGGCTGCCCCTATCATCCGTGGCAAGATCCAATCCATGATGTGGGACATGCTGAATGGCATGAAGCTGAAGGAGAGTGATGATCCTCTTCTTGACACGCAGGTTGAGATGTTCTTCCGCAAGGAGCTTAGCTTGCCCAAGGAAGAAGCTGCTGAAGCAATGCAGTGGATAACCGGCGAGAAGTTTTGGAAGGATCTCAGCAGTGATACCCGAGACCATGTCCTTGACTATGTCTCCCAAGATATCAATCCCAACATCTACAAGTTGGCTCCTGGATACCTACCTCAACACTGCCAGGATGAGTTAGTTAGATTGATGCGCGACAAGTATAGGATTGGATCATGAAACCAACATTCAAGCAGTTTCTTGCTGAGGGTGGCGCAGCTACGGCTGATCATAACACCGGCCGTGCTACCAAAGCAGACATTGAGGCAGCGCTGGCCTTCGTCTCCAAGCACACTGGCATCAAGCAGGATGAGCTCATTCCCAATCTGCTCGGATCTACAGGTCACACGCTGGCAGGCAAAAAGAAGGACAGCGGTGACATCGACATCGCCTTTGAAGAGGGCAAGTATGACCGTGACCTGCTGGTAGACCGCATGAAGAAGGTGACTGGTATGGACAAGGTCCATCAGACCGGCTCAGGCACCTACTCCTTTGCAGTCCCAGGCGCAGGTGACAACAAGGTCCAGGTTGACTTCATGTTCGTGCCGTCTGAGAAGTGGGCACGCTTCGGCTTCCACTCGGCGCTCGACAGCGCCTACAAGGGGCTGGTGCGTAACAACTACCTGCTCGACAACGTGATGAAGCACACCTTCGAGCCAGGCAAGGACATCACTGTCAAGGATGAGCAGGGCAATGAGATCGTCCGGGTGCGACGCACCTTCGGTCGTGGTGAGGGCGTCTACCGCACCTTCAAGGTAGCGCCGATGCGCAAGGATGGCAAAGGTCGAGTGCAGCTTCGGAAGGGCACGCCTGATGAAGTCGAGGCTCAGCTGAAGTCGATTGGCCACAGCGGCAAGTTTTCAAAGGACGTAGATGCCATTCTTGACCCCGACATGGCAGCAGCCTTCCTCTTCGGCAAGGGCACCAAGGCGGCTGACCTCATGTCAGCAGAGCAGGTCATCAAGGCCATCTTCAAGCGCAAGGACCACGCGGCCATCTTCAAGGATGTTGTAGCTGACCTCAAGCAGGCAGAGTTACCGGTGCCTGCTGAGATCGCTAAGTTCGCTTAGTGGCGGGATAGGTCGTTGATCTGGCTCTGAAGAGCTGAGATCTGATCCTGCTGTTCCTTGATTGCCTCAACAAGTAAGCCAACCAAGTTACCGTAGGCCAGGCTGAGGTAGCCACTTTCGTTGTTGACCACTGCCTCAGGCAGCACCTTCATCACATCCTGTGCGATCAGACCGGTGCCGCGACGCTGCGTATCCTTGTGGGTGAAGGTGATGCCTGTCAGTGACTTCACCTTTGCTAACGCATCAGTGATAGGACTGACTTTTTCCTTCAGCCGTGCATCTGAGTAGGCAGTGACGTTACCACCTGCTGTTAAGTCACCAGAGCTTGGATTGAAGGACAGCTTGAGGGGGGTGGTGGCCAAGCTATTGACACCAGTTGAAGCAGCAGACCAGACGGGGTAGACGGTGGCTGAAGCTGTGTTAGTGATGACGTTAACAGAGTTTGATGAGCCAGTAACGCTAATGCCCCAAGCACCAGAAGTGCTAGATGCATTAGAGCCATTCGCCAGGGCATAATTGCTCAGAGACGCGGTAGTGGCGTATGACGCAAGTGCTGCAGCCGTAATATAGCCAGCAGTATTAGAGAAAGTCAAGTTACCTGGTGCTGTACCAGACAGCGAGGACCAGGGAAATGTGATGTCATTAGTAAACTGTGACAGTAGTGTCGGGGCGCCAGAGACATTGGCATAGGCTACTGAACCGGCTGAGCCAGTGACACTGATGCTCCATGACCCATTTGCGCCCGTGCCCGTCAGAGGAGCATAGTTACCCAGCGAAGCATTGGTTGCATACGCCCCCAACGCAGCAGAGGTAACGTAGTTGGCGTCGTTAGGGAAAGTGGTAACACCAGGTGCAGTACCAGTCAGCGAGGCCCAAGTCGCCGTTCCTGCGCCCACATCGTTAGTAAACTGGGACAGTAGTGTTGGATGACCTGACACATTAGCCCAGTCAACAAGGTTGGCAGTGCCTGCCGTGGTAGCAAACGTTGCAGTGTCAGCAGCAGATGCATGACTTGCATTGGTTGCACTGTTTGCAACACTTGCATTTGTAGCAAAGCCGACAGACAGATTTGATTGATTGGTCCATGTTGGTGCACCAGATCCGGCAGAGATTAGAGCCTGACCAGCGGCACCTGTCGGTCCACCTGCCATTGACGTCGCGGACGATGCATACACTACGCCACCGGTGTTGAGACCGAGGTTTGCGCCCGTGCCACCATAAACGGTGCCGAGTGGAGAGCTCGATGATACTGCAGCATAGCCAGCATCATTGGTAAGCTGGCTGACGTTGGTGAGGTTACCCGTGTGGTAGACGGTTTGGCCGCGCACAAAGGCCTGACCACTACGGTCGACGCTAAACTCGGTGACTGCGGTGCTGAAGTCTGCGCTGCGGCTCTGGATCTGCATTGTAGCACCGCTGGCAGCGATCAACCAATTCTGGCTAGCTGCAACCTGATCGCTCTGGACAAATCTAATCCCTGGCGAGGTGGATGTCAGGACCAGACCTGGAGATGTACCGTAGATGATGTTGACTGGACCCGTGAGGGTGTCGCCACTTTTCAGGACGAAACCTGAGCCGGCAACTGAACCAGTGTCAGCCAGCAGCGTCCACTGTGAACCGCCCTGTTCGCCAAAGGTAAGGTTGTCGATGTCAGGCTTGAAGCCATAGAAGTAGAGGCCGGCTCCTGCACCGGTCTTCATGAAGAGGGCGCCATCTGGCACTGCACCAGCGGTCGGTAGAGTTGGTCCGCTGCTGATTACTGCGCCGCCGAAGAAGTTCTTGCTCATTTGTTGGTCCTGTGCCAGGTCTGCTAAAAGCTATTTATCGGACAATGGCTGCATTGGCTGGCATCGACCCGCATTCTGCTTGCCCGTAGGTTGAGCTGGTGATACAATAGGCCATTAGCATGGAGAAGACATGATCACAACCTGGTACCTGAACAACGACTTCCGCACCTGTCTGACGCACCTGATGCGGCATGGGATCGAGGCGTATCCACGTGGCACCACGACCAAGGAGCTGCTGAACTACAACATCTCTCTGACCGACCCACGTAACCGCGTGATTACCTTCCCCGAGCGGAAGACAAGCACTCGATATCTGCTGGGCGAGTTCATCTGGTACCTCTCAGGTTCAGATGAGCCTACCGGCATTCTGCCCTATGCCAAGTTCTGGGACGGTATCCGCAACACCGGCGCCGAAGAAGGCTATGACATCGGTACCATCAATTCGAACTACGGCAATCGCCTGTTTGGCCACAACGATCTCCCTGCCTTCTCGACCTGGGATCATCGTGGCAATTCTGTCGGCAAGATCAGCCAGTGGCAGGAGACGGTGGCAATCCTGACCAAGGACAAGGACAGTCGCCAGGCCATCATGAACATCCATGTGCCGAGCGATCGACACTACGGCAACAAGGATGTGCCATGCACGCTCAACCTGCACTGGCTCATTCGTGAAAACAAACTGCACCTCATCGTCAACATGCGCTCGAACGATATTTGGTTGGGTTTCACCAACGATGTGTTTCAGTTCACGATGCTGCAGGAAGCAATGATGCTCAACCTGCGCGAGGTATACCCTGACCTTGAACTCGGTCACTACTACCACAACGCAGGGTCGATGCATATCTACGATCGAAATTTCGCTGCCGCTGAACAGATCATTGCCAATCCGACGGCCAAAGACATCTCGATGATCCCGATGGATCGCTTCGACGATGACATCCTGACTGGACTGGTTGGCGCTGAAGCTGCATGGCAGGCGGCAGGGGCACCTGATGACTTCGACTTCAGTGGCGTTGGTGCCTGGTGGATGCTGTCACCCTACTGGCAGATGCTAGTAGAAGCCTTCTTCAACAAGGATGAAGCAGCA